GGCTCGTTGATCGACCATCTCCTGCGGGGTCTTGCACAGCATTAGTCCACCCACCTCAACATTGCCTTTGAACCGGCTGGTTGGGTCGGCGTACAGCATCATTTCCGGGTGGTCTTCGGCCTTGCAAGGCTCCCAACCTTCCCTAAGCTTCGCGGAAGTATTCGTAGGATCAAATTGCCCCATGATTGCTGTCCGTATCCACCTAAACGCATAGCCCGGAATGGGTTTTGGTTCAGGCAATATTTGCGGAGGTGCCCATGCCGCTTTGCGCTCACCGGCTTGTCTCGCGTCCGAGTCACGGTTAGTACGTAGGTGGTCAGCCATTATTTGCTCCATTTACAAGTTCTGCGTGCTTTGCGTATTCCTGCAAAGATAAATTAAACCGCTTGGCAAGTGCTACCTGAGTAGGAGTCAAACGTACTTTCGTAACTGCGGTACTTCGCGTTGCCGGTGCCACAATAGTGGCTGGCCTACGTACTTCTGCTGGTTCCTCAAAATTCTCTGGGAACCGTTTTCTCATATGAGTATCTATTTTCTTATAGTACTCATCACTACGCGGGTCTTCACCCGAATTGACCAACCTCTTATGCACTGCAAGAGCAACGGCAGTCATCTCGTCGTCTTGTCCAAACCAAGTATTGCGGCTCTGCCACCTGTTAGTTTTCTCATCTGGTACAACAGGTTGCGGTTGCTGTTGCGCAGTTTGTACCACATCTACAGACTCTTGTACAGGGGATGGCCTAAAATTATTTGCCCGTTCAAGTTTAAGTTGCGCCTGCATCAACGCTGACTGGGCGTCAAGAATGGCGTCAGCATCGAAAGCTTCGTGTGCTTCCTTGAATTTCGTACGCGCCATTTGGTATTCAGCTTCAGCAGCGGATTTATAGGTACCCGCAAAAGCCTGCTCGCCGGTGCTAACGTGCTGTTTTAGCTTCCTATTTTCTTCAAGAAGCGAACGACTGACCCGCTCAAGCTCCTCGCGTTCACGAATAACGGCTTCTTTTGCCCGTCGTTCATCGTGCCGTGAGTGGCTAAGCTCATTGATCCGCTTTTTAACGGAGTCGCTGTAAGAAGCAAGTTCTTCGTCCGTGGCTTCGGCGGGTTCTTTGTCTAACGGCTTGCGCCCACGATCCGCTTCTGGGGTGTCATCGACAATCTCAATTTCGATGTCCGTTTCATCCGCTGCCTGCTGCGGCGCAATTTTTTCTGCTTCGTCTGGGAACTTAAAGTCATCAGCCATGATTTACCCCGCTCTTGAGATGCCGCGTGGGTCTTCAACTACACCCTCGACGGTATCGTCGTTAATAATACGGAACTCTTGCCCGTGAATGAGCAACCTTGTGCCCGAATTGGGCCTAACCAGTACAAAATCCCCTTCTTTACACCAAGGGCCACTTGGGAATCGGGATGCGTCTTTATAGCAATCCGGCCCCAACTTCATCACAAAAAGAACGGTAGTAAGCCTTTCCTCCGCGAACATGGTTGTTTCTGCCTTCACGATGCCGCTATCAAACTTATCTTCGATTTCAGGTACCATGCACAGAACGTGGTAGCCCGAAGGCTCCGGGATTTGCTTTGCTTTCTTCTCTGGCGTATCAGGCAGCGTCGTAGTTTCCGAGGGGTTCTCGGGATTTTGCCCAATCAAGATTTCACTCATCGTCATTATTCTCCACTCGTTTTGCAAGGTCTATAGCATGCTGCTCTGCTAGGGCAAGACCCTGAATAACCCCGCAAAGTTTTTGGTACTCATCAAAGCTTTTGCAGACGCCATTCGCCATGTCGTCCGTGTAGTTGTTCATATCTTTGCGTATCAGCTTACGTATAGCGTCAACGAATTGGTTTATCACTCAGTTCCACCTTTCTTTTGTTGTGCTTGCTGCCTTGCTTGTTGGGCCTGCTGCATAGCCTGCACCCGCATTTGTTCTTTGTGCTTCGCAATGTCTACCCCCATGCGTGCGCCTTCTGTGTGTTGCTGCGATTCAGCTTGAGCCTGCTGCTTCTTGACATCTATACCAATCTTCGTACCCTCAAGCTCCATGCGGTTCTGCTCTTGCTGTTCCTTAAGCTTTAGCTCATCTGCTTTAGCTGCTGCATCCAGCATGTCCTTCTTGGCTTTGCGTTCAACGTCCTGTTTTTTAATCTCCAGTTCCTGCTGCTGCATCTGGATGAGGGGGTCTTGCGCATTCTGTTGGGCTTGTTTCTGCGCAACAAGAGCTTGACTCTGCGCCAGAACCTGCGGAGCAGCCTGTGCCAATAACTGCGAGAACTGGTACTCCATCTCTGGGGTAAGTCCTTCTTCGGAGTCAGGCAGCGGAACACCAAGAGCTTGGGACATCTTGTTTCTGTAGGCATACCCCACATGCTCGGTTATGTGGGCCATCAGCGCCCCTTGAATTACCTGCGCCTGTGGGTTCTGCCCGATTAACTGTTGTATCTGCGGGTCTTGCGCTGCAGCCGTGTGTACCTTTATATGCGCCTCATGGTCTTGGTACGCAAAGGCTTTAACGGGTTTGCCAGTGAGGACGTTCTGGTTCTCCTGCACAGGGTCAACCGGCTTCTGGTCTTTAGCTGTCGGTATCAGCTTCTCAATATTCTTGATACCCAGTACGTGCAATATCTGCTTGTGAAGCTCAGGCAGGTCGTATATCTGGGGGGCTGACTGAGACAACTGCAACACCGCTTGGTACTGGACAACCCGCTGGCTCATTGTCGAGGCGTTGGGATCAGACACCGGAATTATCTCAACGTGGCGGTAGTCCTCGTATTTAGCTTTGCGCCCTTGCGCAGCGTCAACGTCGTACTCGTACTCCTCGTTTGCCGGGGAGTCATCCCTAACTATGTCAGCTATCAGCCTGAGTTCTTGTTTGAACGAGTAGTGAACCCGCGCCTGAACTGCCGTCATCACTTTCAAAGTGCGCTCAAGTATGGCAAGCGTGGAGCCAACCGGAGCTTGGTTGGACATATCTGCTATGTTCGCATCCGAGGAAGACGCAAACCTGCGCCCCTCCTCAATTATCTTTTCAAGCAATCCTGCCAGTACCGCGCTGGGTTCCTTGTATGGTAGCGGCAGTATGTTGTCTCGTATTGCGCCGGAACCAATGTCAACGTCCCTGAATTCACCCGGAGCTATGGGGGTATCGTCCCCTTTAATTCTCAGCCCTCTGGATTTCAAACCACCCGGAAGATTGGATAGAGTCCCCGCGTCCACAAGCTGGCGCATCAAAGACGTTGCTGATTTAGCAAACCCGCCAATCAGATGGAATAAACCAAACCCATAAGCACCAAAGCCGGGGATGTATTGATAGTGTGCGTAGTGCAACCGCTTTTGCTTTGACTTGTCATCTTCTTTCCAGTTACGCCGGATAGCCAGAATCTGATTTGTGCCTTCTATGTATGTAACGATGTAAGGAAGTGCTATACCTGTGGGTTCCCCGTCTTCATCTTTATCCTCGTACCCCGGAAGATCATAGTCAGTGCAAACTTCGTAAATAACAAACCGGTTGTCATTTATGGGCGATACGCCCATTTCCTTGTCTTTGCGCTGCTGCAGTTCTGTCGTTACTTTGGGAGGGTCGCCAATCTCCACATCAAGCCAAAATTCACTTTGCTGAAACCGCTTTATCTCCTGCTTGGTTTTTCGCATCCTGTGCGTTATGCGTGGGCACGTAAGCATTTCAGACGTACCGTATGGCAAGATAATATCTTCTGCGGCAACAAACACCGATGTCTGCCTATCCAGCGCGGGGTCGCGGTACACCTTCTTGAATGCAGAGCCTGACCCCGGCAAACTAAACAACATGCGCTCATGCTCTGGCCTGAACTCAGTCATGTTATCGGTCAACTGCCAGTTCATGTCTTCTGCAACACGGCTTGCCGCTTCGTCTTTTTCTTTTGTCTGCTTGCCAACTATCTTGGTTTTAACAGGACCGGCAGCAGGAAACGACTCGGTGATTGTCTCGCTTTGAAACCGGATAACTGCTTCTGTAATCATGGGGTGAAACACCCCGCAGGCTCCGGGCCAAGGTTCCGTGCGCTCCTCATACTTCAAACCAAGCAGCGTCACGCCTTCTTTGAGCATGCTCTCCCATTCTTTGCGGGAGTCCAAGTCATTGCGTATCTCCCCGGCGAGGTCAGACACAATAATCTGTAGCTCCCTTGGCTCTATTTCTTCTGCAAGGTTTGCTGCAAAGTCTTCAGTCTCAACTTCTGGAACAATCTCCTCCCCGTTTATCTTTACCGATTCTGGATCGACAATCTCAATCTCAATATCGGGCTGGTCTTGCACGGCGGCTTCAATGCCTTGGGGTGCTTGGTACAAGCCTTTATCCATATTAGCTGCCATATTATTTCCTTAAATTAACTTCCAACTACCTTGGCTATATTCTTGCGGCATTTGAATTGGCCCTCCTGACGCATATACGTCAGGCAATTGTTGCGCGGGGCGTGCCCCCTGTGGAATTACCATACGACTCCCTAACGCATCTTTTAGACTATATATATTTTCTTCTTGAGAACCCAACATTTTTTGCCCCCAAGGTACTAACCCAGCACTCATATTAGGGTCATCTGCTAGTGCTACTAAACTTTTTTCATTACCGGCTTGCGCCAACGCCCTACTTCTATGCCTTCCTTCATGGCTAATTATTTCTGGAACTCCCCCAAGCACTCTGGGTGCGGCAACTGTCAATTGCGGCACTTCATTAAAAGCCCCTACCTTAGATAGGTGAGTAACATAATCGTCAAAAGAACCAAACCGCGCTGCGTTAGGGCTGGCGGCTAAACTTTGTATGTACTTATCCAAAGAAGGAGCAAACTTTTCAAAATCCTTTGGGTTCATTGTCATCAAAGCTTTGTTGTTGCTAAGAAACGCATCCCTCAAAGCTTTTTCTTGGTATAGCTTTCCAAGATTAGGAATCTCATCCGCTGCACGTTGGACTCGTTGTTGCCCATAAACACCCGATTTATCTAATGCTTCTTTCTCTAACCGACTTATTTTTCCCGGAATATTTATAGTGGGGAACGCATCTATGAGAGAATTTATTCCAGTTCTTATTAACCTTGATGCTGGTTTTACCATCCCCCCAGCCACAGGGATCATGCCCAGAGCAGACAAACCCATACCTGCTGCATCACCTTCACGCCCCGCAGTAGCAAAGTCTCTAGCAGATAACGCAGGACCAATCAGTGGGTGAAACCCAGCAGCCATCTCCATTGCTTCTGGAGAAATATCAACCTTTGGCCTTTCCCTGATACTACGGCCTTGCCTAACAATGTTAGGGTTTCCATAATAGGCATCAGTGTTCTCTGCCATATTATTTCCTTAGCGTTACCCGATTTGTTTTCGGGTTGTAGATCATTTTGCTTTGAGGGGCATCAGTTCTTTTAGAGGCCCTATCCATAGCCCGTTCTTCAGCAGTCATCGCGTTACGGGTTTTTCCTTCAGCCGTAAAGGTTTTGCCGTCCTCTTTCATCTGCCCACGAGCTTGCAAAATTGCTATTGCGGTAGCTCTGGGGTCTTTTGGTGGGTTTTTCTGGGTGCGCATCTGCTCTGCCAGCCTGTCAAGAAGCTGCCCGGAACCCATGAATTTAGTAGTATGCGGCATATCTGCGGCCTTTGAACTGTTTCTTGGGTTCAACTTCATCAAGGTCGGTGCTTATAAACCGCCCCTGCCTGAATCTCAAAAGCGCCTGCGTTGTCGTATCCACGTAGTCATCGTGCGCCCCAACAGGGAACGCCGCTATTTCTTCAATAACTTCCTGCGCCCAACGAGTATCTGGTGCCCACACCCTGCCGCTTGCAAACAAGTCGGCAACCGCATTTAACCGCACCATCTTATCATTACCACGGCTGGGGCTAAACTCCTGTACCGGGATGCCCATATTACGTAACTCTTGAATCAGGGGTGCGCCTGCGGCTTTCTTCTCAACAATAAACGCATCCGGCTTCCAACCGTTGTAGTGTTCAAGTGCTACTTTCTTGAGTTCCGGGAACTCCATTCTGTCTTTAAATGCGTCAAGCAGTATTACGTGGGGGGCGTTGTTTTCCTGCTCGTTGTACCAGACACCCCATGTAGTGCATGCGCTGTAGTCCGAAGATGTTTTTGTATCATGCGCCGTATCCCACGACTGAATGACAAACTCACAGTCTGGTGGTTCTTCTTCCTCCCAAATCTTCCACATCTCCCTTTTTACCAAGGCAACGCTGTCTGAAGTTGGCTCTTGCTGGTACTGGGCATTCCAATACCGGGGCTGTAGCGTGGCTTTTGTCTTTAAAAGCTCTTCAATCGGCCACTTTTCAGGCCAAAGCGCCTTGCCAGATGGCAAAATAGCTGGAAACTCAACAACTTCCCACTGATCCGCCTCTGGATTGGCAGTTTGGTACTCAATTAGCTTGGCGGTCAGGTCAAGCTGCCCCCATCTGGTCATAACAACAATGATGGCCCCACCCCACATGAGCCGTTGCCGTGGGCCTGTCTGATACCAACTCCAAGATTGCTCAAACGGCAGCTTCGATCCGCTCTTTAAGTCCTGTTCGGAGTGTGGGTCATCAATCACAAGCAAGTTAGCGCCACGCCCAGCCAGTGCCCCGCCAACCCCAACCGCATAGTACTTACCGCCCTTGGTTGTTGCCCAGCTACCCGC